CATGGATGCGGTCATTGCCGGTGGCGTCCGCCGTTCCGCAACCATCTGCATCTTCTCTCCTGATGACGAGGAGATGATGAATGCCAAGACCGGTAACTGGTTCAAGGAAAATCCGCAGCGAGCTCGCAGCAACAACTCAGCGCTATTGGTGCGTAAGACAACCACCAAGGAACAATTCAACACTCTGTTCTCAAGAACTAAAGAGTATGGTGAACCTGGTTTCATCTGGGCCGAAGACACTGAAACGGTGTTCAACCCTTGTGTTGAAATCGGTATGTACCCCCAGATCGATGGTGTAACCGGCTGGCAGGGTTGCAACCTCACCGAAATCAACGGCGGTCAATGCACGACCCTGGATCGCTTCCTTGAGCTCTGTGAGGCTGGTGCTATCATGGGCACTCTACAGGCTGGCTACACCGACTTCAAGTATCTCTCTCCTGTTTCACGTGCGATCTTTGAACGCGAAGCACTCATCGGTGTTAGCATCACCGGTTGGATGAGTAATCCAAAGGTTTTATTTGATGAAGATGTTCTCAAGACTGGTGCCAAAAAGGTTAAGGAAGTCAACAAACGATTGGCTAAGCTCATTGGTATTTCTCCTGCTGCACGTACAACTTGCGTTAAACCGTCTGGTAACGCGTCGGTTCTTCTGAAGACACCCAGCGGTATCCATCCGGAACATTCACCGATGTACATTCGTAACATTCAGATCAGCAAAGACAATGAAGTTGCTGATATCATGTTGCGCTTGAACCCAGACATGATCGAAGAAAGCGTCTGGTCTTCTACCAAATCTGATTACATCATTTCATTCCCGGTTGTGGCCAAGAAGGGTTCGCTCTACAAGGATGACATCAAGGGTATCAAGCATCTTGAACTCGTGAAGCTGGCTCAGAAGGCTTGGGTAGAAACCGGTACCAACTCTGATCTCTGCGTCAACAAGACCGTACGTCACAATGTTTCTAACACCATCGTCGCCGATGATTGGGATGCAATTGAAGAGTATGTATTTGCTAACAAGCAGTATTTTGCCGGCATTTCCTTCATTCCTGATACCGGTGACAAGGATTACAACCAAGCACCAAATACCCGCATTGAAACAGCCGAAGCCATCGTCAAGAAGTATGGCACTGGTGCCATATTTGCTTCTGGCCTGATCGTTGATGCTATTGAGGTATTTGATAATCTCTGGACGGCTTGCAATGCTGCGCAATATCCTGACGTGGAACTTGATACGGTTCTGCAGAAGGATTGGGTACGCCGCTTCATGAAGTATTCCAGAAACTACTTCAACGGACAGCACAAGCAGGCTGAATACTGTTTGAAGGATGTCTACCTTCTGCACAAATGGGCGCGTATCCAACACAACATGGTCGCAGTGGATTGGACCAAAGAACTCACCGAAAAGAAGTTCACCGATATCGATACCACGGGTGCCGCCGCATGTACGGGTGTCAATGAACGCGGCGAAGCAAGCTGCTTTATTTAAAATGAATGGTGTAATCAATCGCATTGCCTACAATTTCAAACGCCAAGAATGTCGTGTTGAGATTATTGAAGACAAGACTCTAGTGAGATACACTTACCTAGAACCAGTTACCGGTCGTAATTCCGAGAAGATTGGTAGATCTTGTACATTCGAATTAAACGAACATGGTGATGTCCATGAAGTCAGCATTCCAGCTAGGGAGCAAGCATAAGTAAACAAGAAAGTCAACAAAAGGAGGAAACGATGTTTGGTTCTTATTGCGTCGTTATGTTTCTCTTTGTCATGGGGTTGTTCATCTATGAAGTTGTTGATGCACTTTCAAAGCAATAAAAAGGAGTAATAAATGAGTTGGAAATCTGGGTCGGCACTAATGAGCGACATCATTGACGTTTTGATGGAAAAGATTCCCAACGACCAGGATAGACAAGAGATCTACGAAGCAATTATTCCTTGCTTCGAAGCACATGACTGTGATACGTTGCAAGACTGTGCTGAAGATGACGAGGCATTTCACAATGCCTTGTATGAAGTGGACCAATCGTATCGTGACTGGTTTGATGAAATGCAAGAAGAGTATGAAGGCGATACACTTGATTTTGATGATGAAGAGTTAGAAGAGGACGATTAATACTTTGTGGTTTAAGAAAACGACCAATACGCGAAATGTATATCTGTTGTTGGATCGATCTGGTTCAATGGCCAACGGCTGGGAGGAAACTCTTGGTGCGGTTAATGGATACATTGAGAAGCTTGAAGATGATGTGAACGTATATTTTGCAGCCTTTGATTCTGCCGGCATGTTCGGCAGTGCAAACTTGGATCTGCAGGTGTTGCGTGAAAGCACCGCCAAGGATTACAAGAAGGTGACTAGCAATGACGTGACGCCAAGAGGCGGAACGCCGCTTTATGATGCGGTCGGCAAGGTTGCAGATAAAATGATTGAGGATGACCCAGCAAGGGCTGTTCTGGTCATTATGACCGATGGTGAAGAAAACACCAGCCGTGAATATAACCGGGATGCTGTCCTTGGTAAGCTCAAGATCCTTGAAAACAAGGATTGGCCAACGGTGTATCTGGGTTCGGACTTTAAGAATGTTGTGACGTATGCTCAGTCTACGTTCAATATCTCAAGTTCAAACTCAATCAACACGTCGGCACGTAACCGTGGTGCCACCATGGACTTGTACGCTACCAAGACCGGATGTTATTTTAACGCTACTGCCGGCAGCGCGGCTTCAACGGATTCCATGAAGCTGACTGATGATGAAAAGGCGGATATCGATTCGAAGGCTTGATGTCACTAAATAGGCTCTGAAAGGAGCCTATTTTTTTATGTGGTTGTACGATGATNCTGAGTTGACTGAAGTGCCTGAAGGATACGTTGGGTTTGTATACCTNATNNNNAATCNACTAACAGGTAGGCANTATGTCGGAAAGAAGAACTTTTTTTCAACTAGACGGAAGCGAGTTNCCGGTAAGTCCAGANGAAAAACCATCANGACTGAGTCGGATTGGCGAGANTATCATGGTTCAAATAGTGTTCTGGTGGCTGACGTACAAACTCATGGAGTACAACATTTCAGGCATCAGATCCTGCGTCTATGCAAGAGTAAAGCAGAGATGTCCTACTACGAGATCAAGGAACAGATAGACCGGGAAGTCCTGTTCAAGCCAGAAGCCTATTACAACAACTTCATAGGCTGTCGAATCCACGGAAAACACATGAAAAAATCCTGACTTGCTTTTTACATCATTTCCTGTTAGAGTAACCGGGATCAAACTAACTAGGAGCGCTTACCATGCTGCAAGTCTATATCGACGAATTACAGGCACGTGTGAAGACAGTTGTCGCCGCAGAGTTGCGCGCCATGCATGCTGAGAATGAAAAGACGATTGAGGAGTTAACGCGCGACTATCATTCCTATAGCAATGAAGCCCGTGCGTCGACTCGCAGGTATCTTACCGACGCAGAGCAGCGACGTCGCATCTACCGCCTTGAATTAAGCGCACGTGGCTTGGACTGGTAAAAAACTTCCTACCATAAGAAAAAGGGACCCGGTTCGGTCCCTTTTTTTGTTGCAAGATCATTGAAATCATTACATTCTTTTCTCTTTTCTTCGGTCGCCGACAGGCGTATAAGGGTTGTGAGGCATGGATTTGCCTGCTTAACAACCGGAGGTTGTCCCTGATGAAAAAGCTCACCGGCATCAAAGTTTATAATTTCCTCAAAAAATCTGGTTTCAAGGTTATCAATTCGGGTCAGTTTCAACGCGACCGAGATGAAGATTTCGGCACGTGGGTTTCGACGAACCGTCGCGATAACGAAGCTTCCAACGGCGTCATTTATGTCCGCCCGACCGCTGGCGAAAGCTGGGAAGANCGCCGCGAACTTTATCGCCAATCAGGCGGTCCCGATAAAGGTCATCAACAAGATTTNGATCTCTCGTTTGAGATGGCGGTCAAACTGGCGGAAGCTGGTTATAACGTCTACTCAAAGCTGGACAGCTTTATGACCATTGATGGTCGNCGCATCGTCCGCCGTTGTGAAGATCTTTACGTGACCCTCTAAAGGAGATTAATCGCCATGAACGCTTCAGACGACATGAAGGATTTCCTGAATAGTGTCCCGGCGATGGTCGTGGGCAACCCAGAAACCATTAAAACGCCAGCCGCTCCGGTCAAGGATGACCAGCCGCATTTCCCCTGCTTTGAATGTGCCGGCACAGGCAAGTGGCGTCGTACTTCTAAGCCTTGCTTCGCTTGCAAGGGCAAGGGTTACTTCCTGACTTCGAAACATGACCGCGATGCGGCCAAGAAGAAATCAGCAGACAAGAAGGCAGCGACGCTGGAGGCCGCAAAGGCTTCCTTCAATGAAGCCAACCCAGGCTTGATCGAAGGCCTGCGGGAGATTGCTTCCTGGCACAACTTCGCTGCTAACATGCTGCAGGCTTTTGAGCAATGGGGTGGTCTGACGCCCAACCAGCTGGCCGCCGCGCA